ACCAATTTTTGCCAGGACAAGGTATTCAGTTGGATTATGTAGACCCAGCTAATGTTGTTTACAGCTACACCGAAGATCCTTATTTTAAAGACTGTTTTTACTGGGGTGAAATAAAAACCATTCCTATGGCTGAGCTCGTTAAAATAGATCCAGAAATAACTAATGAGCAAATGGAAGAGATTGCTAAATACAGTCAGTCTTGGTACAACTATTATAACAATGCTCAGTTTTATCAAAACTCTTTATTTTACAGAGACACTTGTACCCTTCTTTATTTTAACTACAAAACCACTCACACTTTTGTTTATAAGAAAAAAGAAATGCCTGACGGTAGCTTTAAGGTTGTTGAAAAAGACGATCAATTTAACCCGCCGGCAGAAATGCAGAAAGAAGGTAAGTTTGAAAGGGTAGAAAAAAAGATTGAAGTTTGGTATGATGGTATTATGGTAATGGGGACAAATATTTTATTAAAGTGGCAGTTAGCCCAAAACATGGTTCGTCCTAAATCAGCAAGTCAACACGCATTACCAAACTACGTTGCGTGTGCGCCCAGAATGTACAAAGGAGCTTTTGAGTCATTAGTAAGAAGAATGATACCTTTTGCTGACTTAATTCAAATCTCACACTTAAAATTACAACAGGTCGTATCTCGTATGGTTCCAGATGGTGTTTATATTGACGCTGACGGGCTTAATGAAGTTGACTTAGGTACAGGTGCTGCTTATAATCCCGAAGATGCTTTACGTTTATATTTTCAAACAGGTAGTGTAGTAGGTAGAAGTTTTACTCAGGATGGTGAATTTAATAACGGAAAAGTTCCAATCAGTCCTTTAACTGGAAACAGCGGAAGTGGTAAAATGCAAATGTTAATAGGAAACTATAATCATTATTTAGATATGATAAGAACTGTTACTGGGCTAAACGAAGCTCGTGATGGATCTACACCTAACCCAGACGCTTTAGTTGGGACTCAAAAACTTGCCGCCTTAAATTCTAACACAGCTACAAGACATATATTAAACGCAAGTTTATTTATTACACAAAGATTAGCGGAGGGAATTGTTTTAAGGACTGCTGATGTTTTAGAGTTTGCTGAATTTAAAGATCAGTTTGCTATGCAAATTGGTAAATACAACCTAAACCTTTTAGAAGATATAAAGAATTTATATTTATATGATTTTGGAATATTCTTAGAACTGGCTCCTGATGAGGAAGAAAAAATGATGCTGGAGGCTAATATACAAATGGCTTTATCTAAAGAAGATATTAATTTAGAAGATGCGTTAGACATAAGAGAGCTTCATAATCTAAAGCAAGCTAATCAGTTACTTAAACTGAAGCGTAAGCAAAAAGTAGAAAGAGAGCAAAAACAACAAATGGAAATGCAAGCCATGCAAGCTGAACAACAACAGGCAGCAATAATGGCTCAATCTCAAGCAGAGCAGCAGAAGAAATTAATGGAGATGGAAAACGCTATGCAGCTTAAGCAAGCTGAAATAGGCATGGAGATAGAAAAGATGAATAACGAGGCTATGCTAAAATCTCAGCTTATGGAAAAAGAATTTGCATTTAACATGCAGTTAAAAGGTATTGAGCAATCACAAATAGACCAAAGAGAGGCAGCAAAAGAAAAAGGTAAGTCAGAAAGAATTACAATGGCTAACTCGCAACAATCAAGATTAATTGAGCAAAGAAAACGAAATCTACCCCCAATAACTTTTGAGTCTAATGAAGACACTTTGGATGGCTTTGATCTTGCTCAATTTGGACCTAAATAAAAAAACTCAATGTTTAGTGATTTTAATTTAGAAAAATATAAAAGAACTACGTTCCCCCCAGACCACAGTCTAAAAACTTTAAACGAAATAAAGCAGCTTATAAATAAACCTGTAGACATTTCTTATTCTCAAAAATATGATGATGTAAAGAGTTCGTTTGAAAGATTATTTAAAAACAGAACACGTCAGTTTCCTGAAAAACTTGTTGACGATTTATTAGAGCACTCCAGGCCGATAATACTAAAACTAAAAAATTACCACAATCGAAAAAGGCCGAACGAGGTGGCGAAAGATTTTAACATAAACCTTTCATATAATTATATGAAAAGCGCACAAACCCCAGCGTTTCCTTCAGGACATTCTACACAATCAAAACTAATAGGACTGGTTTTAAGTGACCTATATCCGGAAATGAGACAGGAGTTTATGCAGACTGCAGAACACGTTTCACAAAGTAGAATAGCCGCCAGAGTTCATTATGAATCTGACAAAAAAGTAGGAGAAAGCTTAGGGGAGTCTTTATATCAACACTTTAAGAGCGCTTAAAAACAATAATAAATTAATGTTTAATTTTGTATAAAATTTAATCAAATGGAAATAAAAGTAAAAGCAGTGGACGGCAACACTCAAAAATCACAAGCCGAAATAGAAGAGCAGTTATTAGAAAAACATAACTCTCAAGAAGAATCGAAAGAGCAACCTCAAAAGGTTGAACAAGTAGAAACAGAAAAGGATACTCCGGAAACACCGGAAGTTGTGGCTGAAGAGCCGCAGGAAGAAAAAACTCCCTCGTCAGAGTTAAATGACGAACACGTTCTTTCTTATATTAACGAAAGATATAATAAAGAAATAAATTCTGTTGATGAATTATTTGAAACGAAAGAATCAAATCCAGATTTACCAGAAGATATTAAATTATATTTTGATTATAAAAAAGAGACCGGACGTAGTATTGAGGATTTTGTAAAATTACAAAAAGACTACAGTGCTATGGACGATGATTCTGTTTTAGCTGACTACTACAGCATTCAAGAGGAAGGTCTTGATGCTATAGATATTCAAGACGTTATGGATGACAAATTCGGATTCGATGAAGAAGAAGATGAGCCCAAAGATGTTAAGAAGAAGAAATTAGCTAAAAAAAGAGAACTTGCAAAAGCGAGGAAATTTTTTAACGAACAGAAAGATAAGTATAAAATCCCTCTTGAGTCAAGTGGGGGTGGATTATCTGAAGATCAAGAAAAAGACCTTAATGCTTACAAGAATTATATTAAGGAATCAGACTCTCAAAAGGAGCGCCAAGCTAAGGCTTATGATTATTTTAAAAAGCGTACAGGAGAAGTATTCAACGATAATTTCAAAGGTTTTGAATTTAGCGTATCTGACGACAAAAAAATTAGTTATAAACCAGGAACGGCTGAAGAGCTAAAAAACAAACAGTCTAATGTTAATAAATGGCTTGAATCATTTTTAACTGAAGATGGGTTGATTGACAATGCGCAGGCTTATCATAAAGCTATGTCGGTTGCAATGAATCCTGAAAAGTTTGCAAAGTTTTTTTATGAGCAAGGTGTTGCTGCAACAGTGGATGATGTAGCAAAAAAATCTAAAAACATCAATATGGATGTTCGTAGAGCCCCTCAATTAAACACAAAAAATAGCTTAAAGATTAGACCGGTTGGCGATACTTCGAGTGGAAGAGGACTTAAAATTAGAAGTATTAAAAAAGTTTAACAATTAAAATTAAAAATTATGGCAGTAAATTTAGCCCCAGGTTTCGATTTACAACCTTCTGCACAACAAATTCCGTTGGAGCAGAATTACATCAATAATTTTGATTTCTTGAATCAGTATCTACCTGATACTTATGAAAAAGAATTCGAAAGATATGGTAATCGAAGCATTAGTTCATTCCTACGTATGGTAGGAGCAGAAATGCCTTCTAACTCTGACCTTATTAAATGGGCGGAGCAAGGAAGATTGCATATTAAATACACAGGATGTACTTCAGCAGCAGCTGCAGGTGCAGACGCAGGTGCAGTTTGGACAATTCCTAACAACGCAGGTAACTTTAACCCAGGTATTACAGTACCTACAGGAGCAAGTGGAGCGCGTAACGTGTTAAGAGTAGGACAAACAGTTATGATTTCAGACAGCACGCCTGGATCAAACCTTACTAACAAAGCAGTTGTAACTGCTGGACCAACAAATGCTAACCCAAACACTTTTACAGTAGCTTATTATGAAGCAACTGGACAGGCAGTAGCAGCGGGTGTAGCTTGTGATGTTTTCATTTACGGTTCTGAATTTAACAAAGGAACAAGTGGAATGGAAGGATCTTTAGAA